ATGAGCTTACCCCCTCCAAATAAAATTGACTCAAATGTTGATAGCTTTTCTAAAGCCCTAACTCTGGGTTTTAAACTCAGTACTTTCTTAGGTGGTTTTTGTTTCGTACTTTATTGTCTACGTTTGAACTACTTTCCTGTCGGTGTAACTGTTGGCGACAGTCTTTTATTCCTCATATTCGCTGCTAGCTTTGGTCTCGTTTATGGTTTTATTGTCTTGGGTCTACTCTCCTTAGGAATTTGTTGGACATATTGGCTAAATCCTGTTTTTAAGTACTTCCATAAATACTATAAAGCCCATAAGCTTAAAAAAAATAATATTGAAGTCCCTGATCCAATTGCATTCGTTAAACCACAATCTATCCATATCATGTTTGCTTTTTTTGGTGGATTATTCATTTTTTTAATGTATAAAACAGATCCATCTGCCCTCTTTAATCTAATAGCAACTACATTCATTCTCTCTGTTATCTGGGGCGCGCACCAAGATATTAGACTTAACAGAAGTATTTTTTTACCATCTGCTAAGGAGATTACTTCCGCTCAACAGGATGATAAAGCTAAGAAAACAAAATGGCTTTTCATCGGACTTATTATCTTTATGCCTCTATTCTTTAGCGGTGTGTCAGGTCAACTGTTGGATGCAGGAATGAGGTTTTCAAACTTAAATGCTGGAACATCTTATATATTAGTTAAACCACCTTATGATAAGGCTATCCCAGTCCACTATCAGGATAAGCAACCAATCTACACTGAACAAGGGTTTACATCTTTTAAAAATATTGAAGTAGTACTCACAGGTATTGGTCAAAAAACAGTTGTTCAATTTACTTTAAAGCCAAATATGAAGCCTCAAACACTGGCAATCCCTAATGATAAAATCATTGTTATCCCTGCAAACATACCATAGCAATCAGAGAGAAAAAGGCACCATTTGATGCCTTTTTTAAAAAGAAAAAAAATAGTATCTAATTTTATCATTCTTATTATTATAAGTATTTTATGTAACTATCTATTAAGCAACTAAAATAGCATTTTGATTATTTGCAGCCTTTTTATTATTCCACCAATCAATTATCTCCTGATAGTCAAAATACACGGCGGCCTGCCTAGTCGTTCCTTCTTTGTATTTTCTTGGAAATGAGCCATCTTCTTGCATCATTTTATCTAATCTACTTGCTGTAATTGATAAAGCTTCACATACTTCTTTTTTTGTTAATCTTAATATTTGCATACATTGCTCCCCAATTGATTATTATAAACACTATCTATATCTACATTATATTCTTTCATGAACTTTTTTCTCATACGATCAATAGTTCCCCTACTATAGAGGGTTTCTACGCCCCCATTCTTTAAGCAATAATAAAACTTCTTATCTGCACTGTTATTAATTTCATCTAGCTCTATCACTTTACTAAAATCTGGTAACTTCAATTCATCTAAACGCCGTTTGAAAATATTATTCAAATTATCTATATCAAACCATTGCCAACCAAACCTTAAATCCCAATCGTTAAGCTGTGGTGGATAAATCTTAATTTCAGATCGAATCATCATATCAGCAAGTGCCTTTTGCACTTGTGTAACGACACACCTGTTCTTCTTTGCCTGATCTATCTCTTTACCCTTATGGTAAAAACCTAGCACCCACCTTTTAGAACGTAGACCGAAGTAAACTCCATTTTGATAAATAGCTTTTTTCCTATATGGATAATATCCGCCTTTTTTTATTCCCTCTAAATAACTTAATGCTAAGTTATTGTTATTAAATATCATATCTTGCTTAATATGAACTTGATATATTCTAAACTGCCCATTACGGATAATTTGATACTCTCGTATTGTAGGCTGGACCAAACCCATTTCTTCAAATTTAAGAAGCACATCAACAACTAAATTAAGAATACTATCACAGCCATTAATATTCTCCCCATGTAGCCACTTATAAAAATTACCACTTATTCTTAATTTCCCATTTACCGATTTAACTTTTAATTTATGATTATGCACTGACATAATATTTATTGGAAGACATGATTTCTGTGCCTTTGAAAAATCCAGATCTTTATTTAAATATAATTTTACACCATTAGATAATTCTTGTGAATTATGTGTTATATCAACCATTACATCTAACCAATCTATATGTATTTTATTTATTTTTTTCAAACCACTCTCCTTTCTCAATTAAATTATTTTTATTAATACTAAATTTTACACGTACAAAAGTCACAATAAGCCAGCGCTTAAAGTGTTAAATATAAAAATTGATTACTACTAGGAATGGAATAATTTTATAATTATATTATTGTCAAAATTGAACAAATGTATAGTTAATATTAATAATGAGTATTTAGTATGACATAAACATTATGGTAAGTCAAGTTTTACACTATTAGCTTAGGACTTTAAAAGCATTAACAAATAATAAAAAAGGCTTACCTTACGATAAGCCCTTATATACTTTATAAAGAAATTTAATTTCTTATACTACCGAATTTGTAATCTCCATGATCTGTTTTAATTTCTACTTCTCTAATATAATTAGGATCACAACCAATAGACAATTTAACTATACGTCCAAAAGACAAGCTAGCTGGTAATTTTTTATCACGATTATATTTACTTATATGGCAGTTATTACCACGGTTAATAATTATGTCATACACAGTAACATGATCAGTCTTTGCTTGTATAACGATATCGTATGCTGCTCTTTCATATACTTGTGTTGTAAATTGATCAAGGCTATATGTAACCTCTACAGGTTCACCCTCTAATAATTGCTTAACAGGATTTACACTACCTTCATCTGTATATCCTTCATCACTTGCTACATCAGTATCCCCACTTTCAATAGCCGCTCCTTCATCTGCTTTCGCATCAGCGTCAGCCAATATGTCGATAATATCCTCCGCAGATGCAACAGCCTCTTCTGCTGCGGCTTGGGCCGTTTCTGCTCCCATTGCTTGTGTTTTTTTTGACTCACTGCATCCCATTACAAAATATAAGGATGACACCATCACACTGCAATACAACATGTTTTTAATCATAATACCCCCACCATTAATAGTCACAATCTGTTATGCGCTTATCCAACAACTTATTTCAATCATTGATTAGATTAAAAAAAGCTAAGCAAAAAACGTAACTAAAGTTTAATAATTAACGTAATTAAAATCAAATATTACGTAACTATTAGTTAACCTGATTATTTTGAGGAAATGAAAAATGAAGATGAAAAAACCTTATTTGCTAATCGCCTAATAAAAGCAATGCAAGCTAAAGGTTACGAAGCTAAAGCTTCTGTTTTAGAAAGAGAGTTCAATCTGAACTATTCAGGCAAGCCTATGACATTACATGGGGTGCGTAAATGGCTCATCGGGGAATCAATCCCATCAGGTGATAAACTTCTAGTGCTCTCTAAATGGCTTGATGTTCCACTAGAAGAATTGGTTTTTGAGAAAGATATTCAGACAGCTATTGCTCAACGTGAAGCTCGTTGGCAACAAGACATCGGTTATAGAGATAAAGAAGTATTTGAGGCTTTTATAGCATTATCTCCTACACACAAAAAAATTGTCCGAGATATGATCGTTGCTCTATCAAACACATCAAAACCAACCTAAATTATTAATCTATATATTACATATACTTAGTTCTTTAAAATTTCAAACATTTTATTCGTATAGACTATTCTGTTTGTACTAGATTATCTATGTAATCTGCCCACCATTGCATCATACCAATACGTTCTCCAACATGCGTTCCTTTATCATAAGCTCCTTTAACACCTTTTTTCATATGGGCTAAACAGGCTTCAACAACTTGCTCTTTATCACTAAACTTATTGTTTAATGCTGTACTTGCAATATGCCTAAAGCCATGAGGATTTTGACGCCCTTTATACCCCATACGATTTAATGCCATATTAAAGGTGTTATCCGAAATAGGTTGGCTTAGGCTATTTCGACCTGCAAATAATAAATCAGATTCCGTTCGATATTGCTCTAACTCTTTTAACAATGTGATGGCTTGTCTAGGCAAAGGTACAGCATGAGTAATGCCTTTTTTCATAATTTCAGCAGGCTTAATCCAAATTGCTTTATCAAAATCAAACTGATTCCATGTTGCGAATCGTAATTCTACAGGCCGAGGAAATAATAAAACCATTAACTCTAAACCTATCGCTAATTTACGTTGGTGATGCTTACGTATCTTTTTAATTAATTCAGGAAATTCATCTATTTCAACAAACTTCATGTTACCACCTTTATTCTTATCTAAATATTTGGTCATTCCCTCCAATGGGTTCGAGTTAATTTTTCCTTTAAACTTCGCCCAGTCATAAGCATTACGGCAATAAGAAGTTAACTTCTCAACCTGAGTATGGATCTTCAAGCTACGCTGTAAGCTTTGAAAAAAGTCAAACCACTCTTCAGGCGTAATTTCACTAAAATCTCGTTCACCAAATTTAGGTGTGATATGTCGATCAATAGACTTTTTCGCTTTATCAAATGTTTTTTCACCCCAAGATGATTTTTTAGTATCTAGCCATTCATTCATTATGATATTAAACTTCCTTTGAATAACCTCTTGTTGCTTATTCTTGATTTCTTTCCGTGTCTCTATAGGCTCACCATTTGCTATTTTGACAGATAGTTCATTCGCTTTAAGTCTTGCTGTTGCACCACTCACACTTGGATATGCACCTAATCCTTTCCAAGACCATGTTCCTTTTTCATTTTTATATCGCAATTGCCAAGATTTTTTACCCGTCTTTTGTACTAGGAAATAAAGTGCTCCTGTATCACGTTCTCTATAATCTTTTCCTTCTGGTTCGAGATTCGCCAAAGTTGTGTCGGATAAAGGTCTTTTTTTAATGGCATCTCGTTTCATTTAATTTGTATCATGAGTTAGGTTTTCATTAATGATACACTATGTGATACATGATAGGCAGTAGTATACATCTTCATATAACGTTATATAAAACAATAAAAAAGCCCTAAATACATAATATTTAGGGCCTTTTAACTTATATATCGTGATACATCGACATACAAATTTAAAATCTTGGTAGGTATATCCAGACTCGAACTGGAGACCTCTACGATGTCAACGTAGCGCTCATTCAATAAATTCAATTACTTAATTCTAATCGGCGCCCTGTTTTGGCCCGTTATTTTTGTTACATTGACCGTTCGTATTTTAACCTAGCTTTATTTTAGCGCGCGTAGTAATGATGCAGGCATGGTCGTTTCTTGATTCTTTGCACGATAATGATGCAAGATATATTAAAAAATAGTTATGTAACTTAAGGAAATAAGAATGGATTTAGTATCCCCAAGTTTAAATTCTAATGCATTTCATTGTCCATTTTGCAATGTATACGCTTCAATGTACTGGCAAAATATTGCTCAAGAATCAAAATATTTTCTTTCTTCTGCTAAATGCCTAAAATGCTCTGAGGTTTCCATTTGGAGACAAGGAAGAGTTGGTCTGGTATCTTTTGGCATAGGCACATTAGTTTATCCAGCGGCTGAAATACTAATATATCCTGAAAATGATATGCCTGAAGATGTGAAAATAGATTTTAATGAAGCTCGAAGTATATTTTACAAATCCCCAAGGGCCGCTGCTGCCCTATTGCGACTTGCATTACAACGATTATGTATACATCTAGGGCAACCTGGTAAAAATATTAATGATGATATACGTAACCTTGTAAAAGAAGGAACTTTGAGTGGGAAAATTCAAAAAGCTGCAGATACAGTTCGGATTATAGGAAACAATGCGGTACATCCAGGTGCGATAGATGAGAAGGATCTAGATCAAATTGCTGCAAAGCTTTTTAAGCTTATCAATATGATTGTATATAGTGCTATTACCGAGCCTAAAGAAGTTGATGAACTATTTAACAGTACCCCTCAAGGCGCACGAGATGCAATTGATAAACGCGATAACCAACAAAAATAATCAATAACCCACAAACTAGCTCCAAATTTCATTCTATTCTAACTTATAGAGTTGAAAATTGAGCTAGTTATGTGCGCAAACTATGAACCCATAGCCCGAAGTCGGGCACAACTCCTTAATCTGCTCGAACCGACTTTCGATTACAAAGAGGATCTATATCCTGGCTATGACGGCCCTATCTTAATTGCAACCGAGCACGGCATTGAGTGGAGATCCGCTCGCTTTGGTCTGGTGCCAAACTGGGCAGATGATATTAAGAAGGTGCGTAACACATATAACGCCAGATCTGAAACAGTGGCCAGTAAACCCAGCTTCCGACATGCATGGTCTAAAAATCAATTTTGCTTGATTCCTGTAGACACGATTTTTGAGCCAAAGTATATCGATGGCAAGTCACATTGGTACGGGATCTATCGTCAGGATGAAATGCCATTCACTGTCGCTGGTATTTATGAATATGCAGTTGTAAACGGCGAACCAGTCGTATCGATGAGCATGTTAACGATCAATGCTGACATGCATCCATTCATGAAGCAATTCCACGCGCTAGACGATGAAAAGCGCTCAATAGTGGTGATTCCTAAAGGTCGACGTAAAGACTGGCTTACATGTAATCATGATCAAGCAAGGGATTTTTTAGTTGATATGCCACCTGACGAGTACACTACAGCACCAAAATTAAAAATACGTTTTAAATAATTTTCTATATAAACAAATTGCTTTAAAGTTTTCAAAACTTATTGTATCGTCTACCATATTTTTAAAATTTTATGGGGATTTTCTTGAACATTTTAGTTATTGGCAATGGTTTTGACTTATCACATTTTTTACCAACCAAATATGACCATTTTATGTATGCAATGAAATCAATACAAAAATATAGACAGCCTGAAAATGGAATGTCATTTGATGAAATCTTTATAGAATTACCTGAAAATGAGATTCCATTTATTTCCAAGACTAAAGAAATTTATGACTGCACAAATATTAGATTAAATCAAGAACAGATTTTATTTTTTCAAAACAAATTAGCAACTAACAACTGGTTTGAATTTTTTTTGAACCATGTAAATGAAATTAAATCATGGATAGATTTTGAACAAAAAATTGAACAAGCTTTAAATTTTTCAGTAAATGCAATCAATATCATTAATGATAGACATCTAAAAGAAAAAACATTTAATTTACCAATTTATAATTTTAAACGAGATAACTCAACTTCTTACTTCTTTACAGACCTTCAGTTTAACATACTTTCATTTCTAAATTTTATCACCCTTGAAAATGTACAAATTGCAAACGGTGGACGTAGGGCAAAATTAAATAGCCAGTTTTTTATATCGCAAGAATATGATTTACATGGATTTAATTCCACTAAATTTATTTCATTTTTGCAAGATCAGCTTGAAGAATTTATTGAAATATTTAATCTATATTTAACCGTTGTTATTGATGTGCTAGAGCCGCATTCTAGATTCAATGTAGATGAATTGAAATCTGTAAATAAGGTTTTTTCTTTCAACTACACAAACACATTTGAAAAATTTTATAAAAATGACATAGATATACAATATCTACATGGAAAGTTTGGTTCAGAACAAAATTTAGTATTGGGCGTATCTGATATTAAAGATGTGTCTCTTAAAAATTTAAAAGCTTATGGGTTCACTAAGTACCATCAAAAAATTCTAAAAGACACCCAATATAAATTTTTAAATGTTGATATAACGGAAAATAAAAGTTACCTGAAAGCACTTGAGGAAGCAAAAACTATGAGAGCTGCATGCGCAAATAATCATGCATATTTTCAAAGTTACTCCAAAGAATGTGAAAGAATTGAAAGCAAAATTAAATCAAAAAATACGAATTTCTTAATATGGGGACATTCACTAGATATCTCAGATGAAGTCTATATTAATGAGATTTTCTCTTTTAATGAAACTATTGACAACAATGTTCGAGTCATAGTTTTTCATTATGATCAAAAAACGAAAGCTGAACTTTTAACTAATTTATTTCATATATTAGGTAAAGATAAGGTTGAAAGATGGATGAAAGAAGATTGGTTGGTATTCAAACAAAATCCCGCAACAGCAGCTCAAACTGAGCAAGCTGTCGCCTAATGAATTTCAATAATTTGTCCACCATACAAGATTAGTTTCCGACCGAATACACACTAAGCAGCGTCAATCTATGACATCTTTATGTTTATCCACAGCTTTTTAAATTTGAAATTTTAATGATAAAAAATATATCCTAAAAAGGTAAATTCAATTCCAAACACGCCTCGTAGCGTAGGAGTTTAAAATGTCTAAGAAGTTACCTATCTACTTCTCTGATCTTGGTTGGTCGAGCCTTCAAAATCTCATGGGCCAAGACGGGAAGCCTAGTCCCACAATTAATATCCTGCTTGAACAAATCGCGTTTCAAACAGATCTGATCGATAAACTCGGTCTAACCCCTATCCTTCCAAAATCTAAAGCAGCTATTCCAATGGCTTTAGAACGCATTCCTGCTGGTCCAGCCTTCGCAACCAAAGATGATATGTCCACAACAGTGGATCTCAATGAATATTTGATTCATAACCCGATATCGTCATTCATCGCACGTGTTGATAGCGAGTCAATGCTCGGTGCCGGTCTTGAGGTTGATGATCCTATTATTATCGATCGCAGCATTGAAGCTGCACATCAAGATATTGTGGTTGCTTTAATCGACAATAAAGACTCAACGATTAAGCGACTCATGATCACCGCTAAAATGTCCAAGAATGATATTAGAGAGATCTTCGGTGATGAGGACTACCCGTTGCCGAAAGTCTGGCTTAAAGCTGAGAATCCAGCGTATGAGCACATCATCCCTGCAGACAACCAGACTGTCGTTGTATGGGGTGTCGTGACATTCAACTTAAAGCGTATGCATTACCGCTCATAAAATAAGAAGAATCGTCATGAAAAGTAATACTCGCATATTCGCCTTGGTGGATGTGAATAACTGCTACGTCTCATGTGAACGTGTTTTTAATCCATCCCTCAATGACTGCCCCACAATTGTGCTCAGCAATAACGATGGCTGTGCCGTGGCCAGAAGCCAAGAAGCAAAGGATTTAGGCATCCGCATGGGTGTGCCTTTGTTCCAGATTGAGGACATTGTTAAAAAGCATAATGTACAGGTACTCTCAAGCAATTACGCGCTTTATGCTGAAATGTCACGCCGTTTTATGACTCTACTTGGCCAGTTTGTCGCGCCAGGAGAGCAAGAGATCTATAGTATTGATGAATGTTTCATAGAATTAACAACTTACGCAAAAAACTATGATCTAACTTCATATACTCAAGAGATGAGAAATAAGGCTCAGCAATGGCTCGGACTGCCCTGTTGCATTGGAATTGGTCGCTCAAAAACAGAGGCAAAGATCGCAAATCATATAGCGAAGAAGAATAAATATTTTGATGGTGTGTGTAATTTGGCTGAGATGGATCCGTGCTCTGCAGAGCAATTACTTGCTGCAGTGGATGTTGGAGAAGTCTGGGGCGTTGGCCGCCAAAACTGTAAGAAACTAAACTTAATGAACATTAAGTCTGTATTGGATCTGATTGAGTCAAATCCGAAAGAGATTAAAAAATCTTTTTCAATCGTAATGGAAAAAACTGTCCGTGAGCTGCAAGGCGTTTCGTGCATCGACATCGAGAATGACAACCCATCAAAGAAACAAATTATCAGTAGCCGGTCTTATGGTCAGCCAGTTTATGAAAAGAATGATATCAAATCATCGGTACGTTTGTTCGTGACTCGAGGCGTTGAAAGAATGCGAAATGATGAGTCGCTATGCAAACTTGTCGGTGTGTTTATTCAGACAGGTAAATTCAACAAAGATGAAAAATACTCACCGTATATTATTGTACAAATGCATGAATATACAGATGATTTACTTGAAATTACTCGCGCAGCAATGAAAGGAATTGATCAAATTTATAAGCCAGGCTTTAAGTATAAAAAGGCCGGTATTGTTTTACTCGAGTTAATTCATAAATCCAAATTTGTTCCGGACCTCTTTACTGATTACACGCATCGATATGAGCGTGAAAAGCTTTCTGAGACTCTCGAAGCCATCAAAGCTAAGTACGGCAAAGATCATGTTTCGCTTGGCCTGTGTAACAATACACAAGCTATCTGGCAGATGAACCAGAACCGCCGCTCTCCCTCTTATTTAACAAATTGGTCAGAACTCTTTAGAGTAGGATAATCAACATGCATTTATTTAAATTAACGAACGAACAACTTGCACAGATGCTTATTCCAAAACGTTTTGTCCCAGAAAAACCACCTGAACTTGAAGGCAAAAATATGGTGTATGTTTTTGATAGTGAGGATAAGTTTGAATTAACTTATGATGAGCTGGTAGAAATTATCGGAAAGGCTCGATTGGCTGGACCTCAACTTATACCAGTGGTTGGTACAGTGGGTGAGTAATGAAAAATAATATAGTTGTTAGAGCAATATGCATTGTAGGATTTTTAGTCTTAATAATTTTGATAGCTGTTTTTGCAACGATCTATTCTCACTGGGATGATAACTATACTTCTGCATTAAAAGATAGTTTAGCCACTACATCAGGAATATTTGGAGGACTAGCTACATTAGCTGCTGCAATCGTAGCTGCATATTTATTTAATGATTGGAAGGAACAGCATAATAAACAGATTTCTAATGCATTGGCTTTACAGGCTTATGAAGAATTCACCACTTTTCAAAGAAAAGTTCTGGAATTTACTAATTATGTTTCTGAATTTGAAGGCCTTCTAAATTCTTATACAGGTTTTGACCTAACGCTAGAAATTCTACAGAAAGAAGGTCATCACATATATGTTCAAAATATTGTCAATACAAAATCTCAGATGAACATAACGTTTTTAAGTTTCCTATCCAAACTTAATTCTTACCTATTGATAAAGGATAGTAGTTGCAGTTTTGATGATAAATATGAAATGTACCATGAGAAATTTGTTTTAATTAATGCCTATGAGTTGGAAGTCTATAACTTGAGAGATAATTTAAATGAATGGGAGACAAATTTAATTGGATATAGAGACTTAGAGAAATTAATTAAAAATCATGAAATTAAAGAACTTTTAAATGATTTAAAAGCATAGCCCTCATCAGAGGGCTTTTCCTATTCCTATCCAGGCATCCACTTAGGCAGCAAATGAATTAATTATAGTTTTAATACTCATACCATATAAGAAGTAAATCTATTCTAATTAATGATTTAATCAAATTTCAATTGATCCATTTGCTCTAGAATTTTTAACAGCCACTCTTCCTGACTTTTTTTTAGCCTCGGTCTAGCATGATAAAATTTATTATTATTTTTCTGAATGCCCAATGGATTACTTATTTTTAATTCTTCAACGGCTAAATTTGTCAATTTATTTAATGATGAGTTTACTCCCCAAGCAAATAAAGTTGGCACATCTTTGATAAAAAGCTCTTCTAGCTCATGCTTTCTGGCACTATCAAAAATGGAATGCTCTGTATCCTTTCGGCTATATTTTATTTTTGAGTAAAATGTAGAGGATCTAGGCTCAATCAAATCTGATAAATTAAGAACGCGAGCAAATTGAATATTTTTTTTATCCATTATCTGCATTATTTGGTACGGTGTTGGATCTGGCTTAGTGCTAGTCAGAATACGACCATCATGAATACCACTTAAAGGTTTTGAAGACCCAGGATTCATCATCACAATCATTAATTGAGGTTTAGTCTTATTAGAGTTTTTTGCAGTGATATCTAGATATTTACGACAATAACTCCCCCTATCATCTTTATAAAAATATCCTTTTATATCGAAATTCATGTAATCATTACCACAAATTATTTACATACCAATAATTTATCACAAATAAAAGGTAATAAAGCCCTCCTTAGAGGGCTCTTACGCAGATTCCAACATGAATATTATTGTTGATCGTATGCGCTGTGCAGCCTGGTAAAAGTATCAATGCTGTAAGACTCAGTGCCAGAGAAACTGCTGAACGTCTGCAATGGTACCGCATTACTTCCCCAGCATATTCTTCATGGTATTTAACTTAGTCTTACGATCATTCAATCCATTGAAACCACCATTGATACGCCGTGTAATAAGATTAATATCGTCCTTATCTGCCAGCTCATTTAGTCCATTGTCGAACCAATACTTGCATGCCACCAGCATCCCGATACTCGGCAAAGCAACGATCTCTGGGTTATTCTCAAAGTCTAGGCCAATAGCACGCCCATATTTACGGTAATTTGCACGCCCTGTTAACTGAATCGGTCCACGGCCTTTATATCGAGTACCATCTCCCTTTTCTGTGTTGCCTAGATCCTTACGTCCCTCATAAGCTGCCCCACTTGCGATCTCTTCCATATAACGGAAGTTGCCAGACTCATGCGCCAACTGTGCAATGAAATGAGCCAGACGTAAATCATTATCTAAAATATGATATGTACGCATGTGTACGTTTGCTGCAAGTGCAAGTTCTTCCGCACGTGTATGTGGTGCACCCAGTTTTTTGAATAAGGCTGTTAGCGTTCCACGGCCAACGATACCATCATCATTAACACCTAATGCTTTCTGTAAATTTTCAATGCTCATCATTTTTCCTCAGGCATAAAAAAACCGCCCGAAGGCGGTCACGTTGATTTAAAAATTTAATTACTGATTTGGACTGTCTTTATCTTTCTTCTTTTCCTGCTCAGAACTACCAAAATAGAAACCACAGGCAGTTGTCATTGCTCCAGCAATGAAACCTAAGGCTGTGTTGATCAGGTTGCTGTTCTCTCGGGGCATGTCCACAAAAAATAAAGCAATCACCAATACAAACATCAGCCCAACCAATGCAAAGGCCAAATAAGCCCGAGTCTGTTCACTTGTCATCACAATCCCCTTTTAACCGTTCTTTCGTTTGTTCATATTGCTGCTTACGCAACTGGTGGATTTCATCGGCACGCTGGTTCTCCTTGCGCTTGTAATAGAGATTTAAAATGAATGTTGCCACGGCCACTACAACACCAAGTACCGCCATCCAGTCAATTGAAGCCCACCAAGACACCACGCTCACCCCTGCACTTGTGTATGTTGTATAAGTAAATTTGGTTGCTGTTGCGGCTGCATTTGCTGCAGCCTCAACAGCCCCCTGCTTTTCTGTCATTTCTCTCTCCAGATATCTGAAAAAAAATAAAACCAACCAAAAAAGTTGGATTAATTAATTATTTCAATTGCTTACAATACTTATTGATTAAAAAATGTATAATTACCTCAGCTTTAGCTAGAAGTCAGCGCTACTAGTTGAAGTTAGAAACCCCTAGTTTTCTCAGGACTAGGGGTTTCGCTTTTTTGATACATAATTTATCGATGTGAAAAAAAAGCACCCGATTGGGTGCTTGGATAAGAATTAAAGCTGTTAGAGCGTTTGTAAAATTTGACCTCCATTAATCAACTGTAAAGTTTGCAACGGGATACCAATAATGGCTGGTCCACCGGGTCCTGCCAGCCCTTCAAGAGTTCCATGATAGCTCCAGTTCCATGTACCGGTATTTACTGACTTGGTACCACGTTGGCCCCAACCACCACCATTACCAGATAAAGGTGATGAATAATCACTATCCAGCTTTTGATAACCTCTACCTGGAATATCTCTCTGGGCATCGGAAATCTTATTAGTCTGGTAGTTATTATTAAAATACCCTCTGAATTGCGGTACTTCACTAGATGTTGGGAGATAGCTCAACGCCATACCAAATGGTGCACCACCGCCACCACATGTACCCTGCATTGCATAGCTATATCGTGTACTACGTCCACTTGGCGTGGCACCACCACCTGAGCCGCCACGCGCAACAATACCACCATCGATGATCAGGTTTACTTTGCTGTGACGCACCAATAAGCCTGGTGCACCGATACTGCCGTCACGTCGGGTTTTCGTGAATGCATTCTCATAGTCATTCCCGTCATAAAAAGCTGCATGCGCAATACCACCATCACCACCACGTCCCACAATTGCACCTTTAATGGTGAGGTTCACCACCAGATCTGGTGGAAACTCTCCAGTATCAATGGCAGAGATTTCTGGCAGTTCAGGCACCACATATTTAACGGAAGCGAAATCCCGACTATGTTTATAAATAAGCTCTGTGTACGGTCGAAAAGCACTTGAACTGCACACCAGTACACCTGGCTCAACCACAAAGTTAATGACTCCAGAGACTGGCAACTCGCCACGCTGCATCTGATATAACCGTGCCAGATTGATATCAAGCTGGTCGTAACGGATATAGATTGGCGTGTCATCAATCGGAGTATCGGTATAATCCTTGTCGTTCATGTAATAGCGTTCATCGTAGTTGATGGCCGTGATTTTATTGCTTGTCTTGCCTACAGGTTCCTTCTTGGCCACCAAATAAGGTAACGAGCCTTTGGTATCATCATTCACCACGATATACGTCGTGTTGATGTAGTCCTCTGGATTGAGCTTGAGTGGACTATTCGGCAAACGTCCCAACACGACTTTGTTTGAAGCCGCACCTGCAGTCACAGGAATCAGATCCACGCTACCATCACTCATCTGCAGATAAATCACATAGCTTTTGCCTGCGATAAACTCCACATCATGACTCAAGGTCAGGATTAAACCCTCTTGCTGAAGAACATCCCCACTCCGGTGAACCCCATTACGATAATCAGCCACCGCAATCCGGTCACGTAGTACGAGTAGCTCTGACTCAGATGCAGCATCGAAAGTAATCGATCGACGCTGGAAGCGCATCTTGTTCCACAACCGGTACGCATTAAAATGTGCTTGCCACTTATTACGTACACCGACCGATTTCACCACTTTAGGATTCTTGGCACTCTTGTCAGGCAGATAGATATTGATACGGCTATCGTCAGCAGGATCCGTATATTCATAGATCAGGCCGTCATAGTCATCCATCACACCAAAGCTTAGATCCCGTTGATAGGTTTCTGGATAAATATTCCTGAAGTTAAACAACAGTACCGAGTTATCCGTAGGTCGCTCAAAATACAGCTTGAGTTTATTGTTCTGGCGATATGCCGTACAACCCACTGCATCACAAACGTTGGTTACAAGTTCTTCAAAAGATAGGTTGGTGTCATCAATGGTTGCACAGAACTCGGCAGCCAGCGGTGTACCAAAGTAATCCACTATTTCAAAGTAAGTCCGATAGATATTTTCGAGATCCAGCTCATCAACCGTACGGCGACCGATCTTGTCATCCAGTGCCATCGAGACCAGTGCATCGGCAAAACTTGAGGTTGGATAGAAATCCGTTGTCATAGCACCGTCTCTATAAGTCGGTAGCATCCGCTGCAGATCAAAGTTGATCTTGCGTGTCTTAACCGATAAAGCACCTGTGGTGGCATAGGTTCTGGCACGAAAAACAGTTTCACTGTGGTACCGTGTGCTTTGTAATGGAAACGCACCATAGAGTGCCTGCCATTTCACCTCATCCATAACACTGGGCGCATTGATTGCTCCAGTGACACGGCGTGCACGTACACTGCAACGCCCCTGAAAGGTAGTCATATCCAGTGTGACACCCACTGTCTGACGTGACTTTGCAGATCCTTTCATTGTGATCCGCTGGTACATTGGATTGCCCAATGGTTCACCATTCACATTGACTGGAGTCACCTCTACCTCAATGGTAATGTTTACAGCACCTTGATTATTCCCTTCATAAATTGCATACAACCCATTAGATGCAACAAAGTTACATAGCACACGGCTCCGCTCAACATTATCCAGAACAAAAGGCCCGATCCACTTCTCGCCAATAGATACAATCCTTGGCGATAATGCACCTGTCTTTTGGTTCGTAAGATCTTTTAATTTCATCCAGTTTGGGTTGACCGCTGCTGGATTAGATAAGGTCATACGGTCATCGGCAACAGATAAAACATTGTAGGTACCATTGAGGCTATATGTCTGACCATCGAGAGTGAAAGAAGCATTGCTGATCTGAACTCGATCATTGCCGACAAATTTGGATGTTAAATCTGTAAGATTAGAAGTTGCTCTCAACAACTCATTTGGATAGGCAAAATTTAGATAATTACTGCCTTCCAATACCTGTGAGTCTGCAGAGCGCAGGATCTGGCCATTGACCGAATTTTGCTGCTGCACGGATAAAGGTAGTGTGGTGATTTCACTTCCAAGTGAAAAATAAGGTTCGCCAGTAACAATATCGACATCAGGGCTATAGACTTCGATCGATGCACCCGCGATATCTACAATATTGGTTTCACCGTCATATGCACCATTGATTTGATAGTGGCCACGACCAATACAGCCGACAATGTGCTCAACTTCAACATTGTTCTCATATACCTTGTAAGGCACAGCCACCAGATCAGGCGTATCGTTTGCGGCGCCGAATAGATCCACAACACGGCCATTGACCCGCATCTTGTTCTCACGGCTTGAAAGCTCGTTATTGGCTGATGAGGACTGGTTGTTATTCTGGTTCGTCTGAGCGATCGACGGTGTTGGCATCAGCAACGCTACAGCAAGACCGACAACCAAAGACACCACGGCAGCAACCAATGCGGGGATCCCTTTCGGGTTCTCAATCACAATGAATGTGCCAGGTAGAAAATCAAGCTGCTTCAGGTCATGGGCATTTTTTGGTGTAACTTCGTTGGCCACCGAAATTTCAGCATGCTCCATATCACTGGGATTGTGGAAAATACGCAAATGCTCTGGCATATGCTCATACTTTGATGTGAGCCATTGCCCTAAGGTTGTAGCGCGTTCTACAACCTTGTTTTCAGATAAAGGATCCTGTTTATAAATAATCTTAATCATAGTAACTGACCCTGTTAAACCCCATAGCCATTACGACTTGTTCAGATAAATAAGACACACCGCTTTCCATTAAATGCAAAACCTTACCCCCACGAAAAAGCCCCACATGTGGGGGCTTGTTTCTGAGTCTGGGGTGGAAGGCGACTATGCAACCTTCCTTGGGCATGGGCAGCGGATTAAGCAATTTCAAACGTGAAGATAAAAAAGTGATTTCACCCTTAGGCTGCATAAACAATTCCAGTGCTTCCCCACGATCTATGCCATACAGATCTAGTGCAGCTTCATGGGCGAATTGAACACAGTTATAACGTTCCTGATCGTATTGCCGATCGAGTAAATGGTCATGACCTTTCATAACGCCCCCTTGAGACCGGTGAAGCGATCCAGTGAGAAGATGTCGCCCGTCTTGGCGGTATTCAGTCGCGGTGACTCAGCTTTAAATGTGACTGCCTTGTGGTCTATGGCCACGCCTGACAGTTGCAGGCCAAGCAGGTAGTACATCGGTGTATTGAGATTGTCCGAGCTATAAAGCCGGTAATTTACAGTTGGCTTAATATCCGGATACTGCCCCTCCATCACCCGCTCAAACTCATCAGGCAACACATCACCCAAACCTGATATTGAAATCGTCAAGGACTGGTCCAGATCACCCAACATGCCTGAGCGCTGGATCTCGGCAGGCAGATATTCATAGAACAGCTGGCTGTCATTCTCCTTATGTCGGACATAAACGCCTTGATCATCATTACGGACCACCCGATAGGTATTGATGAATGACGGATGGGTCAGCTCGATACACTCCAGCTGATAAATGTCGACCGTACGATTGAGAAAGAACTTTGCATATTCCTGATCCATCACACCACCCAATCACTGATAAGCACCTGATCAGCAGCCAAGTCCTTCTGATTCTGTACGACCTCCAGCTGGGCATTGACCCGGTACAGATTGCCGTTGACCTCATTGGTTTTAAAAGTACCTGGCATGAAGTTGCACATGTATTGCTGACGTTTACCCTGATCGATCACCAGATCCACATAGAATGAAGCTGGCTGATTTTGGTAAACCCGCCAGAAGGCCATCATCTTATTAAAGTCGGCTTTGCTTAAACTCCAGTTCACATCGACTATGTGACTATTACGCTTTACATCGATGTAGTAGCGGCCGCGTCCACCATCAAACTGCTGGCGTTTCACATCATCACCTGGTGTCACGCCGTAGCCGCTGGTTTGAGGATTAAGTTTTAACTTGTACATAACTTTCCTTCAGGTAATAAAAAAGCCACCTCGAAAAGTGGCTTTAAATTGAAAAAATATTTTAATTATTTAATTTCTATAAAATAGTGGATGAATTACGAATTCTTTATTGAAATCAGAAATATCTAGATCAACTTTTTGATGATTAGAATAAATTATAACTTGATCTGTTTTTCTGCGTCCAACCACTCCACATACAAACCAGATATTTAGAATATCTCTAAAATCAGAATTATCTAAACAATTCTTAATTACTTCATCCTCTAAGTTCTCAGATTTCAACAGTACTTCACAAATTGCATCCTTTTGTGCTATTAATTTATCTAAACTTATGTTCTGGTTATTAAAAACAGAAAGAACATCTAGATAACTCCTTAAATTTGGAAATAAACTATACCACTCTGAGCATAGTGCAGATTTTCTTCCCGAATAAAACTCTTCTTCAGCTTCAAGAACAATGTTTTCATTTAAGATAGCAGCATCCCAAGAAACTTTTTTTAAGCAAATATTTACAAACTCAATTGCATCTCTTGGGCGAAGCATAGTTCTTTCCAAGATATAGTCTTTTGCAGGAATACCTGATACCGAGAAACCAAAAAGATCATTAAATGTTACCCCTTCACTTGTATATTGCCGCTCAACTAAGAATCCAATTCTTTTATCTAATAGGTTTATAATTTCCTCTCTTCGCCATTCAACATGAGATATTAAAGAAGAATCTTTCTCTTCTTGTCTAAGTTTATTTTTATAAACACCTTTCAAAATATCCGTTCTTATAGAAATCAGAACTTTAATATTTTTGATATTTATTAATTCCCTAAAAGCATCCAACAAGGCATTAATAAAGTCATATCGAATTTCATTCTCATTCAGCCAAGATCTATCCAAATCATCAATACTAATGATAAATTTTCTCTTTTTGTCACGATTGCTATCAATAAGAGTTTTAATAATTTGTTTTTGTTTAGATAAAAGCTCTGTATTAACGTACCGACTCGTTTGAGATTGGATTTTCTCTGTAACTTCACTAGCGCTTTTAGTGTTAGCACCAGCTTTTAGCTTATCTACCTCTCCGCCAAGAGTAAGAGATAGTTCCTTTTGCATCTTATTGGTAATCTCGGAAATAACATTATCATTAAAAAAGTTATCTCCAAAAGTGTCTACATACTCTGTGGCTAACTTATTTTTCTCAAAAACAAGAGATTGTAAGGTCCCTAGTATATTATCTTTCGGAAAACTTAATTCTAATACTTTTATTAAAAGTACATGTAACCATAAAGATTTATAAAAAATCCTGATATCAATATTATTTTCTATAAGTGTATTAATGAAAATATTATTTTTGATGTGTTCAAAAATCATAGATTCAGCTTCAACAGAAACAGATGTCATTTTAGGTAAGCTATTAATTTTTTTTAATAAAGCAGTTTTACCAGAACCCGTTCTTCCTACAATTACTCGTTTCGTAAATGAAAAATCGTTTTCATCAAAGCAAATAAGATCATTAAAAATTTGAGTTTCTAAAAAATACTCTTGTAAAAAAATATCACGCTCTGCATCAATAGTACCTATCCCCCCCTTCAAGACATACTGATTAGCCATTCCTTCCCTCGTTAATAGTTTATAATTATTAATATAGTAGATTAAATATTTACTTTTTTAAAGATCATAAAATTAATAAAGCGACTTAAAATTAATATTTTAAGTCGCTTTTTGATTTCCTTATCATAAACATTACTGTTTATTGAAAACATATAAGTTTACATGTCTATCTCCATTGGATTGCTTATGATAGTCACAAGCACCTGTTCAAAACAGCATACAATAAATTTTTCTATGAATAAATTACAATATCTACCAAAGGCAATAAGAATTATTCATAAAGAAACATAATTTCATTGATAATAAAATTAATTTTTATTATCAAAAACTTATATAAACATAAAAGCTCCTGAAAGGAGAACCTAGATAATTAACGATTACGCCGTGCAGTCGTGTTGGTTGAAATGGCCCGACTGATTGATGAGTTAGGTTCCTTGATTTGATCACTCACAATCTTTGGCACCTCGCGTGGAAGCTCCTTTTTCAACTCATCTTTAACAATAAGCCGGACAGTACTTTCATCCAGTTGCTCTGCTTCGACCGTTGCTCCTTTCACCTGGTTCACCACTTCAATCTTAAAGTTGATCGTAGGTGTCATTGGTTGAACTGAAGCAATTGCCTCAGCCTGTGGCCGTGCAGATCTGCCCAGAGTGAAATCATGGATATCCTCAAGATTTGAGCGATCCTGAACTAAACCATTCGGTGAGAAATACACTTTGCCGTCATGGTACAGATCCGAACCGGTAGAGATCTTAGAAGACTCTGTAGCCTGGTTAGGCTTATAGATAATCTGGCCATCTCCAGATTGATTGAAGATGTTTGATTTCTTCTGGCTTTCCATAAAGGCGTTAGAGCTTATCATTGCACGTCGCATAATATTGTCTGCTGAAACATTGTTGTTAGTGAGGAATGCTTCAGGGTTCGCACTCTTACGCATATTCTCAACTAAATTGACACCGCCCCAACGTCTAATATCATCCTGTGACCATACGATCTCTCCCTTATGGACAGCTCCAGCAAACTCATATTTACCACCTTTACCCGTGTAACCACCCTCAGCAAAGCCTTGGTCTTTGATTGCTCGGATATTGCTGATAATGTTTGCACCTTGTGCGATTGCACCGGCAATTAATGGCAAGTTTTGAGGGAAACCAACCTTGGCAGCCTGAGCAATGTTCTGCTGAATCGCGATACCCGCTGCCGCAATTGCATAGGCCTTATCAGCAGCAAACATGACCTTGTAGGCTTTGGATTGTTCACCGAACATAGAGCCGAACATCGATGTTACTGAGCCTATCATTTGCCCACCGAGAGCAATTTGAGCATTCAGTCTATCTTGTTGGTACTTGTCTTCAATCGCCTGAGCATTCTGGGAATACTCATCGTAGATGATATTCCGTTGCTCAAGAGCAGCCTGCATGATTGCGGTTTTCTGATCCTCAAAATCCTGCTGTGATAAAAGACCGGCCTGGAGTTTAGAGTTGATATCCTCAATACCACTCTGCTCGTTGTAGTCAACTGCTGCGGACTTGCTATCAAACAGATCCTGAGCTGCACCAAGACGGCTAAAACGATCCTGATCCTGGCGATAAAACTCGCTGGTACCATTCATGTCGGCCTGAATACCGCCCCAGCTGTCGACAGCTCCAGTAATCTTGTCACGCATCTCCTTTTCCTGATTGGCTTTGGAGAAAGTAATCTGTTTTTGGCGCTCTTCGATGCTGAGCTTGGTATTTTTTAAAATTTCCTCCCGTTCTAATCGATACCGTTCCTGCATAGCTTCAGTTTCAGACAACAAGGCTAATTTAGCCTGGAACAATCGCTGTTCTTGTGCCAGTTGCATCAAACCCAGCTCTTGCTGATATTGTTGCTCCAGCAGTTCAACAGCCTGTTTCTGTTCAGCCTTGCTGAGTTCAATATCATGGGCAGCATTGAATTTTTTACGGGCAAAGCTTTCTTCGAGTAACTGAACTTCAGTTTTTTGGAACTCCTTGTAATCATCCAGTTTGGTTCGTAAGGCTTCTTTTGCGATCGCAATATCGTTGTCAGCTCGACGATTTATCTCCGCCTTGATCTCAGCAGTACGTTCAGGTGTAAAGCCAGCTTTGTCTACGTCTTCTAGCCTTACCTTTCTGTTGTTGTTAATCCGGTCAATTTCGCTACCAACTTCATTTTCAAGTGCCAGCTGTGCGACCATTTGTTTATCAATTTGAGATTGGATATCAACGCCAGATTTATCACTTCCTTTACTCGCACCACCCTTAACCTTGCCTTGCATCTTAGGTGACTGGTGAAGCAACTTTAAAACCACACCATCCTCAAAAGTCACCGTACTGTAATAGCCACCTCCTTTTGGATCATAGGCAGTCTGTACATCCTTGACTGCGACATTTGTGGTGATAGGCGTACCAACTGGCATTGCAAAATCAATCCCCTTATGAAATGAAGAAGCCCCAGCAGTTGGGGCTTTTCTTGGTCCATAGTTGGAACTGATTCGATAGGATGATAAAGGTTTATCTGCTGCCTTCAGGCGGGCCAAATGCTCGTTACTAACTTTCTGGCCAGATAACGAACCACCATACCGAACATCAAGATGTGCACCAGTACCAATACCAGAATTACCAGAGATCCCTACCAGACGTTTTGATAATTTTTCCTGCTTAGTTAACTCATTCGTAGAGTCCTTTAAAGCTTTATTTTTGGCCTCAATAACTTTCGTATTTGCTTGCTCCATGGAAAGAATTTCTAAACCAGATTGGTATAAATCATTGGTAATTTTCACACCGTTTTTTCGCGCCCAATTCGCAGTATCCACCATTTGCTTTACTTGATCCGGTGTATAGTTCTTGGCAAGTAAATTTTTAGTTAGACGGGCATCAAACTCACGATCAAATAATGAATCTGCATATTTCTTTTGAGCATCTTTTGCAGCTAAAGCAGCCTTTTCATTTTCAGTTAATGACTTGGTATTCTTATCAAGACCGACAATCGCATTCTCAGCTTTATTACCTGCAAGTGTTACCTCTATCCCAAATAAACTATAGGTCTTCTTAGTCTTGTTTGCAGCCTCAGCCGCCGTATCATATGCTTGTACTTGTTTGAGCAATGTATCCCTGAGATCTGAAGGGATTCTTTGACTCTTAAGCTGCTCAATGGCTTCAGTATATGAAATGGTACCAAGTCGAGACTTATTTGAAATGTCGGTAACTTTGACATTACCAACAGCATAGTTTTGAATGGCAATTAATGCTGATGCAACCGCTTGTTCTTGTTGCTTCAACTTCTTGTTTTGATCATCAAGTGTTGCGGCCAGATCAGCTAGTTTTTCTTTACGCTGCTCCTCACTTAGGGCCTTAATTTCATCTTTAGTTAACTTTGCAGCCTCCGCTTGCTCTTTTAACTTCGCCGTTGCTTCCTCTGCCTTACCATTGAAATATGAGTAAACAGCTGTTAAGCCTGCAACACCTAAAGTAATTGCACCTATTGGCCCACCAATTAGGGCAAACGCCCCGCTTGCTAAACGTCCAAAGTTTAATGTCGCCAGGGAGAGCTTTTTTTGTGCCTCTGTCTGGGCATTCGTAGCCGCGGTTACTGCAGCTTGTGCCTGAGCATATCGTGCAGCCGCTGCCGTAGCACCGTATTTAGCTTGTGCTTCAGCATTGGTTGCCCGGACATTCGCAAGATGTGCTTTTGCAGCATTGAGCGTAGCGGTTGTCTCTGTAACTTCGGCCTGAGCATTAGCAATTGTTGCCTGACGACTGCGGATCGTCGAGATAATCCCCGTATCTGTGGCAACAGTTTTGGCAATAATTGTCTTTGTTAAATATGCAAGCCCACCGGCCATTGCAGCATTCATTACAATATCAATATTATCGGCTAACAGTCCCAAACCTGCTGCTGCAGTATTGGTTGCACCTGTACTAGTATTGATATCCCCGAGTAATTTGGTCACGGCATTGGACAATGTGGTCACACCATCTGCCAGACTATTCTCCATTGCATCCGCTAATTCCTGATTTGAGTCTCTAGTTGCTTTAAGTGTTTTAATCAAATCTTCTAAAGAGATTTTACCCGTTGCACCTAACTCTCGAATTTGAACCTCAGTCTTGCCTGTGGTTTTAGCCATGTCTGCAATAATGTTATCGGCAGCAGTGACAATCGAGATCCATGCATCAGCATCAATTTTGCCTTTGGCCATCGATTTAGAAAATGCATCAATTGCTGACTGTGCCTGATCCGCACGTGCTGCATTCGCCGTAAATGAAAAGGAAAGTGAGTCAGACACATCTAAAGTATCATTCGTGGCGTATCCTAAGGCTTTCATTCCACCAGCTAAGCCTAAATAGACCTCCTGAGCTTCACCTAAGGCACGATAGGTACTTTTGGTAGACGCATATAAACGTGTTTGGACTAGATCAAACTCAGCAGCACTATCTGTTGCATTACGAATACGTGCGGCCATCTGAGTCGCACCATCAGCTCTGGCAATTGCTTCATTTACAGTAACCAGACCTACCATAAAACCAGCTAAAGCTTTAATTGATGCTCCGTAGGAATGAATCGACTTTTCCTGTTTATCCAGCTCCTGCGATGTATTTTTAATTTCCTGTGTAAACTTTTGATTCTGCTGAGTCGCCTGCTTGGTGACTTCAACCGTTTTTTGCACGGATGAGTTGGCATTGTTTACCGTGGTATTAAAGTTCTGGACAATGTTATTGGTCACAGAAAACTGCTTACCCATGTCCTTTGTAGATTGTGATGCTGAATCGCCACGCTCAGTAATTCTAGACATTTCATCAGCCAAAGCTCTGGCATTGCGTTCAGCATTTTGGGAGTCAATTACGATGACTAAGCGGGATTCTTGCGTCATGTTTACTTTCCTTTAGGCAACAAAAAACCGCCATAAAGGCGGTCATTAATCTGATATACAAAACCCTGCAATGCAGGGTTATAAAGTTTTAATTCACTCAATCTTTAAATGTTTCAAAGCAGATCATTAAAGCCTCATTAGCAAATTCGGTTTCAGCTTCTTTCTTTTTTTCATTACTATTCCAAAGAGGACTTTTATAAGCATCTTTAATAATTGAAAGATACATCTCTTTGATTGTTTGATTCTTTACGTTATTCTCAATTATCTTAATTGAATCTATAGCTTGTCCACCATATTGTCTTTTATACATGATGTTTTTTGCATACTCTGAAATAGATTCACAATATTTAAGTTTTAGTGATTGATCATCAGCAAACACAAATCCTGAAAAGCCCATTAATAAACAAAAAAGTATTTTTTTCATCAAAGTACCCATTAACATGAATGGGGGAAATTTAACAGCTCATATAATAAATAACCACCCGTAGGTGGTAATTACCTTATCTTGTCTAATTATTTCCACTTTTGGCCTTCACCTTTTTATAGGCTTCTTCCAGGAACAAATCATCAAGGGCAAAGATGCAATCATTAAAGATATGCGGGCCAACAGGCAGATCATTATGTTCGGCATAAACATTGATGGCCTGCTGGTCTATTGATAACGGCATACCCTGCTCATAGCGTCTGGATCTGCAAATCGTGCTGAAGGCCAGCAGAATTGATTCAGCGGCATAAGATGATTCTGGTGGTTCAGGAATATGACCGCCTAAGAATTTGATTTGTTCAATTTCGTGCGGCGTTTTCGACGCATAGGTTTTTTGGTACTTGTAGAGCTCAATGACTTTCCCAGAATAACAGCCTTGTCCTTATCGGCATTTTCCTGAATCTTCTGAGCTTCAGTTTTAATGAATAACCAGATGGCCACACCAATGTCACCGAGGTTGAATAGCTTGGATGCGTTCTCGGCTGTATAAGGCATATCAGTCTCAACCGTTTTACCGTTGACGACCTCAGCGAAGAATACGCCCTTCCAGTCTTCAATCAGATGCGCAGCACAGGCATCCATCAATAACTCATGATAAAGCTTGTCAGCTGGATCTATGGCCATAACATCATAGCCTTTGGATGTGATCTGATTCCCAGCACGTTCGATCGCGACCTGAAAAGGTTTATAGGCAATGCCACGGATCTTGAATTCGGCCTGAACTTCTCCTTCAGCATTTTTGAACTGGCACCATTTAGATACCTCTGAACTTTGTACAATACCGACTTTTAACGCCATAACGACCTCTGAAATTTAAGCAATAAAAAAGCCCATGGCACTGCATAGGCTTGGTTTTAATTAGATGAATACTTGTGTACGCGCTTATTACAACAGCGCACGCACAATGGTTGGGCTGGTACGTACCTGGGCAAAGTTGATATCGATGGTAATGATGTCATCACCGCCGCCGTCAGGATGGTTGGCTTCCATGACTTCCAGCTGCGGGAAGTTCAGTGAGTATTTGCTGCCTTTGTTGTCCGTGATATCGAATCCTAAGGTAAACACATCACGGGTTTTGATTGCATCAATCCATGCGGCAGATGTGGCTGAGAACATGAAATTACCGTTTACACCGATATCCATCATTTTCTCTAAGTAGAACTCTGGGGTGTATTTACCAGATCCAATACAACGGATTGCTTCGAGGTTGTTATTAAAGTTAATGGTGAGTGTCTGCAGACAAGCCTTACCTTGAATCGACTGACCGTTGATCAGTAACTTTTCAACATTTGGCATGCTAACCACTGGACGGCTTGAAGCTGGTACCGGATTGGTCACTGGATTCACTTGCTGACGGGTAAAGGAACTACCGACCAGACCAAAGTTACCTGTGATCTTTCCTGTAGTTTGAATCGTAATCTCACCCGTGTTGACCTGCACACCACGATAGATAAATATCTGGCTAACATCTTCATAGACTTTTACCAAGGTCAGCGATTTACGGATACCCCCACCAAAACTTAACGAATTGGCCGCCCAGTTATTAAAGGCCAGCACACTCAGGAATAAGTCAAAGGTACCAAGGGATAATTCAAATTCCAGTTGGCCAGTCACCTCAGCTTCAGTAACTGATGCGCCTTGGCGGAAACGTGAATCCACCACTTCATTGCTTTGTTCAGTAGAAACGTTTTCTGACAAGCCATCTGATACACGGCGAACGGTGAACCACACTGGATTTGCTGGAGTGGTACCGAGCACTGCTTCTTCGCAAGCATATAACCGGATTTTTGCGCCTGAACTCATTTATTGTTCTCCAAAATTTAGGCATTAAAAAACCCGCTGTTTAAGCGGGTTGTTAAGGTTGTTGTTCATTAATCTCTGGAGGATCTACACCGTCCATAGCTGCTGCCACTGCCTGAGCCAAATTGGTTGGCTGAAAGTCATTCGGCGTTTGTGAAAATAAAATATCTTCGGGTTCTGGCTCTGGTTCTTCATGTAAGCGGATATCAATCCAACGTTCATTTGGAATTTCAAGCGGATTGTCCAGATCAGCAACAACTGCGGCTGTTTCAAAATCGAATTTGCGCTTGTAGGTTTTAATCGAGATATCACCATTTTCCAGCGTATCGTAGAGTACTGCGACCACTGTATTACCATTGGCATCTTTTGGAATTTCGATATACCAGCCTTCTTGGGCAAAGCCTAATGATCCTTTAATCAAGTAATCACCAACACCCAATCGCTCAAATGTAATTTGCTGTTCTTCGGCCTCTTCGTTTAATTGAATAGAGTGAGCAAACAGCTTAACAATTGGAGAAGCTGATTTAATGAATCCATTTGCATCAACAGATGTATTGACGGATGTATACAACTTGCACTCTTTTAAGATATTTGTGCCGCCACTACTTACAATTGAATAGGCAACGATACGAGGGTTCATTGCTGCATTGGCAAAAATACAAAAACCAGTAGAAGAACTTCTATAGCCATTGATAATTGTTGAATATGACATGTTGGGTTCTGCAGTAGGAAAATTTGAAGTTCCACTTCCGCCCCCTTGGAAAAAACCTGCCCGTCGAGATGCCAAAGTCAGAAAATCAACAATATTCTCAGGAGTGGCTGGAACAACATCACCTGCGTTTGTATTACCTACATTGGCTGTTGCAGCAGTTCCCAATCCATCCACCTGAGACCAGTGTGGTGTCAGATTCGGAATGCCTGAAGCAAATGGCAACATGAATTGCTGCTTACCAAGTGCTGCGTTATAGGGAAAAGGTCGATGCTCCCAATTAAACTTAAA